AAGATCACCCGCAAGGAATTACGTGAATTCGGCACAAGCAAAACGCTGCCATCTTGGAAATCTTTCCTGGCTGCCATGGATGAAGAAATGGCCGATTACAATAATCGCCCCCATTCATCGCTGGATGGCACCACGCCCAATGAAGCATGGGCAAATCATGTTGCGGATGGCTTCCAACCTGTCGAAGTTACCCAGGCCGAAGAAGAAGATTTGTTCCGGCCATACGTGAAGCGGAAAACCAACCGTGCGCTGGTTGAATGGCTGAAAAATAAATACTTCCATCAAGCATTGGAAGGCCATCACGGCACTTACGTCCTGGTTGGCTATGACATTCACGACGCCCAGCACGTATGGGTTCGCGAAATCGATATGACTGAAGATGGCGAACGCCCTGGGCGGCTAATCTGCATTGCCGAATTTGCCGGAAACGAAGAGCGTTATATCCCAGTGACCATGGAACAAAAGGCCATGGAGAACCGCCACAAAGCCCGCAAAAACCGGTTGCAAAAACACATGGATCAAGTTGACGCCGAATTGTCGCCGGTTTCGATGATTGAGCAATCAGCCCAGCCGGTGTTTGAACTTACCGAACCGGCAAAGCCCGCGCTCATCATCAATAATGATGCGCCTGTTGCCCGCATGAACGATGCGGGAGTTCCAATATTCAAAGACGATCTATCCCTTGCCCGATGGGCATTGGAAAACCCTGAAATCTTAGAAAATCATCACCGGGCAGTTTTGAGAGATTGCATTAACAATCCAGCTGCCCGTGATCAGTTTCGCCTCGAAGACATTGATCTGACCAGTCTTGCAAACATCGTCAGATCAACGCCTGAGAGCGATTAAGCGGCCCCGAAAGACCACAACACAAAGGAGAACATACATATGAGGCCAGTATTTGTCAAAACCGAAAACGTTTCTCGGTTCACCAAAGCAATGACCAACCTTTCACGGCGCGGCGCTGAAGAAAGCTGCCTGATAGTCCTAGACGGCTTACCGGGGTTGGGAAAAACCACAACTTTAAAACACTGGGTCGCACAAAACTCATGCGTTTATCTTCGCGCCAAAAAAGAATGGTCATCCGGTTGGTTCATGCGGGAACTTCTGGAAGAAATGCGCGTTCATCCTGCCCATGCTTTTCAAAAAAACTATGTATCAGCACTGAAGGAACTCGGCGGGCGAATTGGCATGGCCGATAATGTCGGCAAGGTATTCGCACTGGTTATTGACGAGGCCGATCATATTTCTTCGAATGGCCGGATCATCGAAACTGTCAGAGACCTGTCAGACCTTCTGGAACTCCCGGTTGTTCTGGTAGGCATGGGCAAAATCCGCGACAACCTTGTTCGCTACCCGCAGGTCGCCAGCCGTGTTTCCCAATATGTACGGTTTGAACCGGCCAGCAAGGACGATGTCATAAAATTTATGACTGAGATTTGCGAAGTTCCTGTCGCTGATGATCTGATAACGTTTACCCATAAAGTCACGGGTGGATATAACCGCGAAATCAAAGAGGCCATCGCCAATATTGAGCGTTTCGGCTTGCGTAACGCGCCCAGCAAACCCGGTGTTTCCATGGCTGACATGTCCGTGCAGTTTCTGATCAATGATCGCCGTACCGGCCATCCAATTCACGTGCCGGAGGTCTGCTGATGTCCGGTATTGCAACTTTACAAATCACCATACGTGACGCGCTGCCCGGTAGCGTCTGCCTAACGCTGGATGAACTTGATGGTGTGTTATTTCGCCACAATCGGCGTGAAATTGTCAAAGGTGTAGGTTCGCTCATCAGTCGCGGGCTTGTCGAACGCATAGAACGCGGATGTTATCAGCTTACCTCAGCCGGTCATAAATCATTTGATGCTGGGGAAGTCCTGACGTCCGGCCCGAATTCTACGCATACAGCCAAGGTTAAAAAACCTATGCCGGATACATTCCGGCAACGGGCTTGGAATGCCATGCGGATTTCGGCCAGTTTCACCATCCCGGATATTGTCGCCGTCGCCAAGTCTGAAAAAGACAAAGGGGCGGAATTGAATTTGCAACGCTATTTCCATCGGCTTAATGCCGCTGGCTATCTCCAGCAAATGAGCATTCGGATCAAGGGTACGCGCCCCGGATCAAACGGCTTCAAGCGTTACCGGCTTATTAATAACACCGGCGAAATCGCCCCTGTCTATCAACCTAAAAAAATACAGGTTTTTGACCACAACACGAGGGAGGTGTTCCCATGCAAGTAGACTGGTTAGAAATCCTGCGCGAACAGGTTGAGAAATTTGGCACCATTCAGGCCGTGGCCGACCAACTTGGTTATAATCGCTCATCAGTATCTTCAGCACTATCGGGTAACTACCCCGGTGGCACAGGTAAAATCCAAGCAAAAGTCATCGCTACATTTTGTGACCGGGTGTTGTGTCCACACACCAAAACCGATTTGAGCCAAGAAGTCTGCACGGATTTGCGCACCCGCGCGTTGCCGCAATCGGACGCGGGTGAATTGCGCCAGTGGTTTGCCTGTCAGGATTGTCCCAACAATCCCAATCAAACACCATTGCCGGAGATAAAACATGCTTAGAGGTGATCTCAAGACTATGACAATCGAAGAAGTCATCGCAGAGGCCGGACTGATTTTTAATGTGCCGGTTGCAGATATTTTATCGCCCAATCAAGCGCAACCCATTTTGATGGCGCGCTCGGTGGCAATGACCGTCTGTCGACGTGTGTTCGATTGTAGTTTGTTGCAGTTAGGCAATAGCTTCAACCGGAACCACACCACTGTATTGGACGCGGTGAACAAAACCGAAACCTTCTCAACCGTCGATGCAAAAACGCGGTGGATTTTAAAATATCTCGAAGCCCGCGCCACGGGCGTTCTGGATTGTAGTATTTTCCCCACACCTCGACCGGTCGTGAAATACGTTTCTGTCGAAAGCAGGATGCCGGACCGGGTCACTGAGCTTGCCGAAGCCTACACAGATTTTGAAAATCATCAGTTCAGCAAAAACGAGACAAAGTATCTCCGATATTTGCTTTGCGCGGCCAGAGAACTGCGCGCGACGACAGAAATCCATTCAAAATTCCAATCTCCCAACCCCAAAAAGGAACACGTCCTATGAACACCCCAAGCCCAACAGAAACCAAGGTGCAAATCCCCGCTGGATACGTACAGGATCGGGACGGCCATCTTGTTCCGCGCGATAAAGTAAAGCCCATTGATATGGATCGCGACAGGTTGGTTAAAAAGCTCATCAAGGATGCGAAAAAACTATCCGGAACCCTGGCTGAATTCCGCGAAGACGGATTTGATCAGATTGCAAAATTCGCCGACAAATCAGCTGCACAATACGGCGCTAAAATGGGCGGAAGAAAGGGCAATATGACCCTGCACTCATATGATGGCACATACAAGATTGTTCTCAACAAGGCTGAATTCAAGACGTTCGATGAGCGCCTTCAGACCGCCAAGTCCCTCATTGATGAATGCATTCACACTTGGGCGAAAGGCGCAAATAAAAACCTCCAGGCATTGGTCGACCATGCGTTCGAAACGGACAAAGCAGGCCATGTGTCAGTTAGTAAAATCCTTGGCCTTCGCCGTATCAACATTGATGACGAACGCTGGGCAAATGCCATGACCGCGATTGCTGACAGCATTCAATCCACTGGCTCAAAACGCTATTTGCGGTTCTATGAGCGCATGGGAGAAAGCGAAGAATACCGCCCGATCTCACTTGATGCCGCCAACGCGTGAGGTAGTGCAATGAATTCGGCTACTCACGATATGGATGGCAAAATCAATCATCCAGATCATTATAACAACCACCCTTCCGGCATAGAGTGCATCACGGTCACTGAACACATGGGATTTTGTTTAGGCAACGCGATGAAATATCTATGGCGCGCCGGTCTCAAAGGCGATGCCATTGAAGATTTGAAAAAATCACGCTGGTACATCGACCGTGAAATTGCGCGTTTGGAAATGGTAGCTGGCGGCACCAGAAAAACTGGCCGGGGGTGCGAGTGATGGACCGCAAAGCCGATATGCTCATCTATCACGCACCTGACGTTTTGGAATTTGTCGGTAACGGTCGCTCCCTTCTGTCCTACCAAACACCCCATGCCCACGGTTGCCTGATGCAAAGTCAAGCAATGCCGTCAGGAGATCGCAAGCATGTGATCAACGATCTCTATACCGCCCTTCTCGAACAGCAGAGGGCTGCAACGTCATGACCCGAGCCGCCCTTGCCAAAATTCATATTGCCAAAAAAGAATTGGGATACAGCGACGATCTTTATCGCGATGTGCTGGAACGTATAACAGGCCAACGCTCATCTGCGAAAATGACCGACAGGCAACATATTGCCGTCATCAAGGAATTCAAGCGTCTGGGTTGGAAACCCATTCCCGGGGGCAAAAAACAGAACGGCGGCAAGAATAAATGGCGCGAACCGTCTGACAATCCCATGCACCGCAAAATCTGGGCGCTGGGCAAAGAACTCGACCGCCTCGGTTACTGGAAACAGACTTGGAAAGTCGCCTTGCGCAAATTCGTTAAATCCGAAACCGGCGTCGACGATATTGACTGGCTGGAAACCCGGCAGGCATCAAACGTCATCGAAGCCTTAAAGTCGATAGTGAGGCGCATGTAATGGCTGCCCTGCTCAAATCCCCATCGCTTTTAAGCTGGCCGCAACAGCAGGAAATCAACCGGCTGTCTGGACGTCGCGATATCCTGCATTCGCGCATACAGCGCCTGCGCCCGGCTGCTCACAGGCGTGTGGTTCTGGAGGCGCAATTGCGCCAACTCACAGACCGGCAATTAAAGCTGGAAACTGAATTATCAGAAGGGGATTTGTGATGTCAGTTTGTCGGTGCCAGTTTATTCTTATTCACATACGTTTGGGTTGTTGCGCACAGCAGTTTCATCTGCAACGCACTCGCGCGTTTCAACGAGTATTGAGCAATTGTGACATTTGCATTCAGGCCTGCGAGAACCTTACTTTCGTATCCGACAAAACGCTTTGTCACAAACGCCATCATAGCTTCGGCATCGATGGCGATATTGCACTTTTCTTCCAGTGCCACGGCCTTGGCCAAGGCGGTCATCTCGGTCATATACGTCAGGCCGTCCATTTTCTCCTGGGCAACACTGATATTGGTCAAAAACATCAGGCCAGCAATCATCAAGAATACGCGCATTTTTCTCTCCCTTTGACAAAAATTTCAAATCACCTTATCGTAGCGTTACTTTGCCCTCAAGGTAAAGTCGGGAATGCAAGCCCGTTCAACAGTAGGCGCTCGATGCGCCACGCTCCAAGCGTGGTTTTTTTATGGTCGGGTGCAATGGGAGACCTTCGGGTCTGCCGTGGCCTACTGCACGGTCTTGCAACCCGTTGTTGCCCGGCCACCCTTTTGCAAGAGGGTGGCAAGGCGTTAATACAAACAGTAGGAGACATTTATGTCCCATTCCTCAAATCAGGTGAAGTATATCCGCGCCAGAAAACTGGTCAGCGCGGCGGTAAAGCCCTATCTCGACCAGCCCGATCCTTACAACCGGATACAAATGCACCTCATTCTCACCGCCAGACAACAACCCAACCTTGCGCGGGCGCTTCAACGCATCGCCGCAAGATCGATTGCCATATCGGCAACAACCAAAAAGGAGAATTGAGCCATGACCACCGAACTCATAAATGTACCGTTTCACGACGAAGAAGTGATGATGATCGAGCACAATGGCGAACCCTATGTTCCGGTCAAACCGATTTCAGACCGTCTTGGGCTGGAGTGGAGCCGTCAAAGAAAGAAACTTCGGGATGCTTTCAAGCGTTTCCCCACGGTACTTATGTACTGTGGAACAGGGGCCGGGGAACGCGAAATGACCTGTCTCCCACTGCGCAAATTGCCTGCATGGCTGTTCTCTATCAACGCAAACAAGGTGCGCCCGGACCTGAAGGCGGATGTCATTCGCTACCAAAACGAATGCGACGACGTGCTGTGGCGGCACTGGTCGGGCGAATTGCATCACGATCTGGCACGTCTCAAGGATCAGAATTACAAACTCATCCAGCATTGCCTGATGTCCAAACCGGTGTGGTCGAAGGTTTATTTTCACCAGCAGGCAGGCATTCCCAAGCAAATGGTGTGGCGTCATATGCGCCGCTCCCAGGGCGAAGTGGAAGAAGTGATCGAGGAAATGGAAAAGGTTGGCGTTATTTCCGGGGACGGCTGGTTTCAGATGTTGTGGAATTCGCAAGATCAATCTTGGGAACCGGAAGTCTGGCCCCGCGTCGGCTCCACACCGTCATTGCCCGCCCCCATTGGAGCTTAAACCATGGCACCCAAACCGCAATATTCAGCCGGGACCATTCCGGTTGCCTTTCGTCACGGCAATTGCCTGTCGATCATGGTCGCACGGGTGGATGGCAATCCATCCCACGATCAGTACGGCGACAGGTTAAAGCAAACCGGAGACACTTTGGAAACCACGCTGGACAAAATCAGAATGTGGCTTGCAGACCTGCCCCAAAGGCAGAATTAACACTCGCATTACAGGCAGGTGCCGCATGACCAAGCGCCTGCCTGTCACCGATCATGCCGTGGTTCGATACCTTGAGCGCGTTGCCGCCATCGATATTGACGCCATCCGGCAACGCATTCATGACCACACCCATCAGGCGTTAGCCCATGGTGCGCGTGGCATTGTCTCTAACGGTATTACCTACAGATTTGCAAAAGGCCGGGTTGTCTCTGTCTGGGTTGCCCAGGCTCATATGAAGCCTTTGAAGTGGAACAAGGGGGATGGCCGTTGAGCGATCCTGCCGAACATCAATTCACCAAAGACATGAAAGATGTTGCCGACACCATCGGTATCGAAGTTGCGCAAAATCTGGTTGATAATCTGCCCGGTCTGGAAGTTAAAATTCCCAAGGTCTGGTCACCGGACAGCGTTCTGGCCCTGCTCGACCGAGAAACCGCCGATGTCCTGATAAAATATTATCCCGGCGATATCCTCTATGTGCCAACGATGAAGTTCAGTGCGGAAACCAGACCAGCGGCAATCAGGCTTCACGCTGAGGGTCGTTCAAATCGCCAGATAGCGCTTGAACTCAAAGTGACCGAACGACATATCCGCAATCTGCTGAATTCAGAACCGCGCCTGAAAAAACACGATCATCGCCAGATCGACATGTTTGCAAGCTCTGAAGATCGATAGGCCGGAACCCTTCCACACGATTTCCTGTTTTAAAATGACCATGGTGACCTCCATATTTTAATTGGAGTGCTCAATCATGCGCGTTGACCAGGCAACAATCGAAACGCTTATGGCCGGTGGCGGTGAGCCTGGCATGGGTGATGCCATCAAGCTGGCGGCCAGGAAAATCAAATGCGAGGTGGCGACACTACAGGCAATCCTGAACGTCGAAAGTGGCGGCGATGCGTATGATGATAAAGGTCGACTTATAATCCTGCCGGAGAAACACATTTTCTGGCGCTACCTGCCCAAATCAATGCGCAATGGTGCCCGGGCATCACGCCTGGCAACTCCAAAATGGTCAAAATCAAATTACAAAGGCCTCGGCGGCAAGGGCTCAGACAAGCGTTGGGATCGGCTCAAGGCAATGGTTACCCTGCATGGTGAGGCTGGTTTTAAATCTGCGTCCTATGGCAAGGCGCAAATCATGGGTTTCAACCACAAGCTTTGCGGATTTTCTGTTGTCACAGAGTTTGTGCTATCTCTGGCCGCGTCAGAAGATAATCAGGACGACGCCTTCATTGGTTTTCTGCTCGGTGTGGGGCTGGCCGAAGATTTACGCCAGCGTGATTTCCGCGCTATTGCCCGGCGCTATAATGGCTCCGGCCAGGTTGATCTTTACTCTGGCATGATTGCGCGGGAATATAAAAACCTCACCGGCAAAGCCGCGCGCATTAAATCCAAGGTGCGGCAACAATCCCTGCGTCTCGGTTCTGAAGGCTACATGGTCGAAGCCTTGCAAAAGAAACTAAACTCTCTTGGATATGCCACCGGCATTGATGGTGATTTCGGCCCGGCCACGCGGCGTGCGCTCGTGGCCTTCCAGGCAGATATAGGCCTGAAAACAGACGGCATCGCCGGTCGAAAAACAAACGATGCGCTGGAAAAGGCCGTTCCCATCATGCAACAGGGCAATGACGGCAGGCAGGATGCCTCAATCAAAGACCTGAAGAAACGCTCAAGCATCGCCCGCAAAGCCGACACTATGAAAAAAGCTGCAGGCGGTACCGGGTTTTTTGCACTCTTCACTGAATACATGGGTGGCTTTGAAAACCTGATTGGTCAGCTCGGCTCTTTCGACACCGTGTTCAGTCAGCTTGGCCAATTGCGCGAGGTCTTTAATCCAGCATTAAAACTGGCCGCAGCCCATCCGTGGCTAATCGCCGCTGTGGTTGCAGCTTTGGTTTTTTACCAATCTGACGGTATTCTCAAGCGCCGATTATTCGACTTTAAGAACTGGAGGAACGTAGGGTAATGGGTTTTATAGCATTCCTTTTAAAAATCGGACTGGGCGGCATCATCGATAAAACGCTCGGTTACATGGAAAAGAAAGCGGAACTGGAAGGAGAGCAGGACAAGCTCCGGTCAGATATCGCAATCCAGCACATCAAATCTGCCGTCGACGAGACCCGCATAATGGCCGACCTCAACAAATCCAAAATGGAAAATCAGATGTTCTGGTGGTTTCTTGCTCTGTTCATTCTGCCCTTGGCGATTTGGTGGGGTGCAGTTATCGCCGACAGTTTGTTTTATTTTGAATGGGATGTTGCCGCTTTGCCAGCACCGCTGGATCAATGGGCAGGCGACATGATCAAGTGGCTGTTTTACGTCGGCTCAACCGTAAGCGGTGCAGCCATGGTTAAGGGGGTTTTTTCAAAATGAGCGGCGTTGAATTTTTCGGTATCAAGCTGGCCACAATTGTTACAGCCTTCATCGGCGCGATACTATCCATCGGTGTTGATTTGAAATCACACACCAAGCTAACGGCCTTTGGTTCTTTGCTGGCAGGCGTTTTTATTGCTGCCATCGCCACCGAACCGACGATTGAGTTTTTCAACCTGTCAATAACCTGGGGGCATGCCGTAGCAGGTATTTACGGCATATCTGGCCGCAATCTCGTTGTCTGGATATCACGTGCTTCCAAAAATCCCGAAGGCATTGTCTCGGCTATTTTAAAGCTGGGGAAGAAGTGAGACCGTATGGCCTATACAGCCGATCAGCGTAAAAAGGCGCGTGAGGCTTTCGTCTTCAAACGCCAATCCCCGCCAACAATATCGTTGGCTATTGGCGTTCCGCCAACCACCATCCGCCGATGGAAATCTGATGCGCTCAGAAAAGGCGATGACTGGGGTGTGGCACGGTCCGCCAACCTGATAGCCGGTCAAGGCCTTGAAGCTGTGGTCATGACGGTTGTCGAAGATTTCGTCATGCTCACCCATGCGTCTATGGATGACATCAAGGGCAGTACCAGCGATGTCGACACCAAGGTAAAACAGCTTGCGTCCCTGGCTGACAGTATGACCAAGGCCGTCGCCGCCGCTGCCCGTGTTACCCCGAAGATTTCAGAATTGGGTGTTGCCCAGGATGTGTTGCAACGCATGTCATCGTTTGTTGCAGAAAACTATCCGCAACATGCCGATGCTTTCCTTGAAATCCTTGAACCGTTCGGCCACGAAATTGTCGGGGCATATTCATGAACGTCATTGTCACGGCTGCTGAATTCAAAAAATCTCTCGAAGAAATGGCGGATATTTTCCGCAAGAAAATTGAACTGGAAGTTGAAGCCTTTGACGCTGATGATGATGCCCGCAAGGCACGGGTGGAAAAAGTCAAAGACCCTGTTCATGGCTATCGGTTTTTCTGTGAAACATACTTTCCGCACTATCTGACAAAAGGTCCGTCCGCACTTCACCTTGAGTTATTTGAGCGCCTGCCAAAAATGATTGCTGACCCACGCGGTATCAATCTCAACCTTATCGCACCACGTGGTGCGGCCAAATCCACGCACATCGACCTTATGTTTCCGCTGTGGTGTACGGTTAACGGCTACAAACATTACATCGGCTTGATCATGGATGCCTTCGAGCAAGCCGCTGTCATGATTGAAGCGCTTAAAGCTGAAATGGAAGTCAACCCTCGTCTGGCCTATGATTTCCCCGATATCATGGGCCAAGGCAGGACGTGGCGCGAAGGCCTCATCATCACCCGCAACAATATCAAGATTGAGGGTTTTGGCACGGGAAAGAAAATACGCGGTCGCCGTCACGGTCCCTATCGTCCGGACCTGATCTTGA